ACCTTGGATTGACTGACATCAATTTTGAAACAAAATTGGGGTCTGTCAAGTTGTACACGAAACCTTTCTTGTCACTCATGTGTTATTTTTGAAGATTTTTAAATCGGGACAAGACTGCGACCGCCTCATATAGGGGAAAAAGGTCAGAATCACGTGGAGAGGGAACTTGGCCCGTGGATTCATTTACATAATATCAGGTGTCACTTTGTCTTCACGGACTTCGACAAAAACGGGGAGGAACATCGACTTGGCCTTGGTCTTCTTGTCGGTGATCAACGCGTTGTACTTGACGGCCACGATTTTGCCTATGTACTCCGAGGGGTCCTTGGACCGGTCCTCGTCACTGAGACCCGTGCCGACCGCAGCCGTGACTGTGCCTCCGGCCGAGGCCACCTGAAGAGAGCCTATTTTGCCCTCATATTTGCCCGTTCCCGGGAGGATACCTGTGACTATGAGGTCGGCCTCAAGCTCGGCCTTCATCTTGACCTGGTGCTTGACCCTTTTGTCCTCCCACGGGCCCCTGGGATCCTTGAGGACTAGCCCCTCCTCGCCCTCCGCTAGCTTTTGTTGGTACAGGGTCTGAGCCTCATCCATCGAATTCACGATCGAAATAGGGGCGATCCGGACCCGCTCCAAGTTCTGAGCGTGGAGCATCAAGTGGCGCTCGCGGTACCCGGTGGAGCACTTGCCCGCCCGGAAGCTCGCGAGTGGGATAATGTCCCAGACGACCGCCCGGATCTGGTGGGCCAGACCCCGCGTTCCCGTACCCTTTTGAAACTTGGTCAGGAGGCCGTTGCCCGTTTTGCGGTCCAGAGTCTCGCCGTTGGGCCCCGTCATCAGGAGCTCGCCGTCAAGCACAAAGTCCTGACCGGCCGCGAGAGCGAGCACGTCCTTATCGAGCGCCTCGAACAGCTCGAGCTCCTTACCGACTCGAGTCCGGTACGTGACTTGGCCGTTTTCCACGACGGCGTTGAACCGCATGCCGTCACACTTGGTTTGGGCCAAGCACGGGAAAGCGATTGTGCCCGTGCTTACGAGCATACACGGCCACGAGAGCTTCAGATCAGGCCAGATCTTCTGGACCGTGGACTCACTGACACCGCACCGCAGGTTCCGGCCGAGTACACGGCGCACGACCTCGCGGTCACTGGTTTCGAGGGCGCCAAGAGCCAAGGCCAGGCGTTCACGCGCCCAGTTCCCGCGGATAACCCGACCGGCCAAGCCAACCTCGAGCATCTCAAAGGTCGACTCGAGGTCGGTCATAGGACCGCCGGACCTGGCGTCCGGAACCGCCTTGATGTAAAAGTTGATACTTGGATCGAGTGCCAGACGGAAGGCATTCTTCAGCGTCTGGTCCCCCTTATTTTCGTTCAAAATTGCCTCCTTCTCGAGACGGCTGCTGGTCGCCTCGAGACGGTCAAGGATGGAGAGGATGCAGCTCATGTTTTTTGAGTGATTGCTGATGGCGTCTCTAGACCCTCTTGTTCACACAACTTAAAACCTTGACCCGCCTCATGACTACGATGGAGGACCTACTCGAAAACATTTCAAAAAAGATTTTTTCGATTCTTGGACCTGGATACAGTGAACGGGTCTATCATAACGCGTTCGAAGTTGAACTTCGCCTGCAGGGTCTAAGTTACGAGACGGAAAAGATACTTCCCGTGACTTACCAAGGATACACCATCGGAAATCTACGGGCCGACCTCGTGGTCGCCGGACAGGTCATCGTCGAACTCAAGTCTATAGGCCGTCTCAAAGATGAGTTCCGGACGCAGGCCCGCAACTACATGCGACTCACGGGGCTCAGGAGTGCTCTGCTCGTAAACTTTCCCTTGGCGGGAAATGTGATAGAGGTCGAGCGCCTCGAGGCCTGACGGGCGCGTTTTTTCTCGGTAAGTTCTATGAAGGAGCAGTCGTGGTTCGACGCCGAAGAGACTTTTCTGGCCAAGATTGAAAAGCAGTGTAATTCATACAACAAACACTACTCTCAGGAGTATACATTTTATAACAAATTGTCTTCACGTTTTAACATTCCCATCCTTGTCGTTTCGGCCGTGAACGCCCTCACGGCCGTGGCCCTCAACTCCTTTATCCGTCAGGAATATGTGAGTGTTATGAACGCCATCTTGTCCGCGGGGACCGGAGTCCTCGGCTCGATCCAGCTGTACCTTAAGCTAAACGAAAAGATGACAAAGGCGCTGAGTGCGTCTATTCTCATGAAGCGCCTGGCCCTCAAGATCTCCAAGGAACTGAGTATAGACAGGGAACAGCGCGTCACGGACGGTCAGGCCTTTCTTCAGGAGTGCTTTGCCGAGTTCAATACGGCGATAGAGCAAGGTAATCCCATAGAAAAGACCCTTCCGAACCACGTGACGGTCAACCCTGAAGAACCCAAAAGCAAAGGAGGGCTCTCAGGTTTCGTGGCGCGCATGGGGACCCCGCGGGCCAAAAGTGAAGAGAGTCTGCGCACGTTGGGCACACGTGCGAAGATGCTCTGGGGTACTATTCAGACTCAGACGCCTTCGGAAGCCTCAGACGATCTTAACGAAATTTATGTTTCTTCAAATGTTCACGCTTCTTGAGAAGCGTATTTCCACACATACCCTCCAGAGGACTTTATACGCCCTTTGAGACAAAAGCATATTCCAGATCTTTGACATCCAAGTTCACTAGCAGCGTCGGCGAGGGAGCCAAATTCTTTTATAAAATTACCATTTTTGTCAAATTGATGGATAGCCACGGCTTTTTTAGAGTCTTTGCCTTTTGGCTTTTCACGTCCTTTCTGAGCCTCGGACATCCTTTGACGTGTTTCTTCAGACTTTGGGACCCCTTTCATAGTTTCACTCGTTTTTTTGCGTGTCTCTTCGGAGATGATTCGACCCTTGAGAGCATCACTCAACTTTTGTCGAGTTTCTTCACTCATTTCCTTCCCAAAGTTTGGATTGTTTTCACCTGACATGAGCTCCCTGAAGCGAATCTTACGTTCCTCGGTCCACTGAACTCCTGTGTGTCCCAGTCCTCCCGGGGCCGTGTTGTATGGAGGTTTCAAAAGAGAAATATAGTAAGGTTCCCTTTCATTCATCCAAGTCTTGGCCTCTTGTTTCGTCTCGAACTCCCGGATCTCCACGTCTTCGATGGTGAACATATCCACTCCGTACTTTCTCATAGACCTGTAAAGACGGGAGTCAACGTCTCCCCGGTTCGCTTCGCACTTGTGACTCGTGAAACGCTGACTGAGAGTCTTGTAGGTCTGGCCTATATAAAAGTTCCCGTTCTCGAGGTTGTCTATCCTGTAAATTCGTCCCGTGTATACCATTTAATAGGAGACAACATTTGTTTTCAAGCCTCGAGAAAAGTCAGACCTCCTCTTAATCTCAAAACGAGATGGATCGTCGAATCTTTCTGCACGTTGAAATCAGCAAGTGTCCTATCATCCTCAAGTTGCTTGCCCGCGAAAATCAAACGCTGTTGGTCCGGAGGGATGCCTTCCTTGTCTTGGACTTTCGCTTTCACGTTCGCGATGGTGTCGCTGGACTCCACCTCGAGCGTGATCGTCTTGCCCGTGAGCGTCTTGACGAAGATCTGCATCCTTTCTTATTATAAAGTGCCACTATTTTTTAAGCGCTTGTGTATGAAACGAGGCCGGAGAGTCGCGGGAGTCACGGCCCACGCTGCACGCGAGACGGGCCGGAGCCCGGCGATGAACTTGGCCGTTTCGCGTTTTCGAGAATAGATCCTTTGGGTCTCTGTGATTCGCCGAACGTTTGCGTTGGCCGGGAGTTTATTTATGAGGTTCCACTTGCTCGTCTTGGGGTTCTCGGCGATGGCACGCAAGACTCTAGGCACAGTCACGCGCGGCCTCGGAACCTTGAATCGGAACCTGCGCGCCTCAGGCAAGAATGTTTTTTTGATGGTTCCGGGCCTTGGATGACGCGCACTCGCTCGGGCCGTTGGAAAGGCAGACCTGAGTCTCCTGAGACCTGTCGTCACGGGTCCGATCACGCCGCCTCCCGGAGAGTTCACGGGCGTTCTATTCTTTACGTAATCTGGGGGAGGCAGGCACGACGACACGATGTAGACTCCACGTCCCAGAGTCTCCATGATGTCCTCCATGGTCCGTCGTTCTCCTTTACGGATCGTGGTGTAAATTTCACCAAGTTCCGGAAGTCCCTCCCATCTCAAGTTCGGTTCATTCTCTACTATGGCCCGA